CGTCAACTAGAGCGTCGCCAAGTGTGTTGGTTGCTTTAGGTGTCACTGGCACTGAGGCTGTGAATGTGCCTGATGCGGTGCTTGTTGATCCATAATTGAATTTGAATCGGACAACTACTGTTTTACCTATTTGAGCATAGGCGCTTTGAAAAGTGCCATTGCCAACAGTGAAGTTGGTCAGGGTTGGTGTGTAGGCTGTCCAACCAGCGTTGTCGAACGCGCTGTCTAACTGTGACGCTAGAAGCGGTTGACCTGATGTGAAGTCAAAATAAGCCATTTAGAAGCCTTTCCATAGTTCTAAGTTTACTTGCCAGTCCGTCGGAGTTATGGCATGAATCACTCGACTAATAATGTAGTCGTCATTGAATGTGACTCCGCCTTTGTTGAAGTCAATGTTCATTGTCTGCATAAATAGTGATGTCAGGGCATAGCCTGTTGAGAACTTACCTGAGTCGAGGATTGGGTTGAAGCCAATTTGCTTAGCTTGTCTGATGTCGTTCTTGACACTGGTTCGCGCAAGCCAGAGCGAAAGAATGTTATCTGAAGAAGCGTTGATTGTGCCGTCGAATGATGTGCGACCGAATAGATCAATAGAGTCTGTGTTGGATTTAGTTTGTGTTGCGCCACCAATAGTCTTTTTGACAATGATTTCGTTAACTGCGTCAGAGCCTGTTGCGCCTAGGACAATGTCATTGATGCAAACATGGTTCGGGTCTGTTGAGTGAGTCGTTGAGAAGTTCAAAGTTGGTGGATTGTTAGCGATAAAGTTATGTAGTTCGTCGTAGGCATAGAACTGAAGTGCGCCAGTTTCCATGCTGAGATAAGCCATGCCCAGTTCAACATCTGTGATTTCGTTAAGGATTTCTCCAACAGTGACATTCTGGTAAGCGTATTGAGGTGTGTATGCCCAAGGTGTGCCGGTAATGTTCACGAATCCACCTGGCAGATACGGTTCTAGAGCTGTGATTCCTTCAGTGACTGGTGAAGGGCTTGAAGGGGTTGTGAATGACGGAATGACTCTGTTAATTGCGTTTTGTAGTGTGTCAACACATTCGAAATAAATAACATTTGTGCCAGTGAAGTTGTAAGAGACTTCATAGCGTGAGATTTTGCCTTCAAAAAGGGTCAACCAAAGCAGCGGAGTAGTGTCTGGTTTTGGTTGGTATGAAATACGAATGTCTGTCCCAACATGAACAGCCCGGTTGGAGTTCGGATCATAAGTGTCAGATTGCATTGCGATTGAGGCAGTGCTTGGTTTTGCTTGTGTTGTTAGCCCATTAATTTGGTCAAAGCCCGAATCAATGTCTATAGATACAACCTCGGCCAAAGTGTCAACATAGGACATTCCACCATTTGCGAGCACATCTGGGCCGTCTAGGAGTGATTGGCCGAGAATAAACGCGCCGGCTACTGGCAGACCAAGTTCAACCTTGATGTTGGTTTTGAAGTCAAAAATGTCATTAGCCATTAGTTCACGAACTTTCGGCCATTAGTTTTTTCGTAGTCCATGATTGCACGAACTACTTCTTGGCCGTTTACGCTGGCTTTGTTGATGTTGATGTTGTAAACATTTGAACCACCAATGCCAGCCTTGTCTAATGGGACAATAGCCTCAGCAGAGCCGGCTTCACCAACATTGACTAGTGTTCCGCCAGCGCGTGGCAAAATAACGCCACCAGAAGCCATTTGTGGGACTCCTGAGCCTACTGTGGAGAAGTTGCCTGTGAATCGGTTGATGTTGGCTTGTCCGGTTGTGTTGTTAGTGCTTTGAACACCTGAGAAGTTGAGAGCATTGCGAGCTGCTGGGTCTGAGTGGATTGCAGCGTTTACCTGTTCAGGTGTGGTGGCGCTCATGTTAGCAATGTTGGCTAAGCCTTCAATGACTGCTGTAATAACTTCTAGAGTAGTCTCAAGCGTCGCTAGGACACCTTCTAGGAATGCTGAACCTTCAGGCGATTGCAACCAGTCAGCGAACTCTTCCAACTTAGGCAAGAGCTTCTCAATGAAAATGTCGGTCAGTTCGCTCATTACTGGCAAAAGGGCTGTTCCAACTTTTGATTGGAAATCTTCCATTTTGGCTGTGGCAATACGAGTTGAGTTTGCAAGGCCGTCGCTAGTTCTTGCAAAGTCACCCTGGGCTGTTGCGCTTTCGTCAAAGATAACTGCGTTTGCTGCGAGAATCTTTTGCTGTGAATCTAGTGCACCGTTGCCGTCATAGATACCAAGTTTGAGCGCTGCCGCTTTTAGTTTGCTGTCATTGAGCAAAATGCCGTATTTGCGAAGTGGTTCTGCTTCGCCTCGAAGACCTGAACCAAGAGCGGCAATGGCTTCTTCTGGTGATGTGTTGTTGAACGATGCCAGGTCTGAGGCAAGTGTTAGAAGATCAGTGGAGAATGTTGCACTGTCTTCCGCTGCTAGACCTGCTGCGTTTCCGTAGATACCGAATGTTTTAGCACCGTCAAGAGCGGCGTTCTGTGACTGTCCTAGGGCTTCTGCTGATTTACTGGCGAAATCTTTGACTTTGTCGGTTGCTGTTCCGAATACTTCTTGAACTGCGGTTGCTGATTCAGCAAAGTCTGATGCTGCGTCAATAGAAGATTTGATACCACTGACTAGCTCACCGAATACCATTGAGCTTGCAATGAGGGCTAGTGAGCCTTTGATTGAGCGAGAGAAGCCAGCGAACTTCTTGTCCATTTTCTTCATGGAGTCAGTTGCGCCTTGAGTGGCACGAGTCAAGTCTTTGAACTCGCCTAGGATTTCAACCTTTGCGACTAGTGACATTAGCCTTTGCGCCTCTCATTTACTACTTCTATGAATGCCCGATACTCGGTGAGTGTCAGTTTGTCGTATTCACTAGGGCTGATACCCGTTGCCATAATGAACTCTGCTTTGCGTTTAGCCGATTCCTCGGCTATTACGCTTTTGGGTGCAATGCTCCGCTCATAATGGCAAATGCTTCAGTCATAGTGAACTTAGAAGCATCTTCCATTGTGAAGTTCGGGTCAGTGCGTTTTTTGATGATGTAAACAGTTGCAGTTAGGCTGCGACCTCTAGGCTTTTTATCACCCATTAGATCATCAATTGGTGTTCCGGTTAGAAGTTCCCATTCGGTCACTTCGCCGAGTGTCATTTCTTGAATGTCGTTAGTCTGTTCGCTCATTTGAGTGGGCCTTTCGCCATTTGACTTCTAATGAGCTTTTCCATTTGCTCATAGTAGTTTCGAAGAATCTCTCCGCGGTTATAGCCTAGCGCACGAGCCAAGAACGGCTGAGGTTTGATGTTCTTGCGTTGACCTGTTTTAGCCGACTTAGACCAACCCCAGTGAATAGGATTTGCATAAGGAACTGAGCCTTCATTACCCGCTGTTACGGCAACCTGTTTGACCGCTGCAACAATTTTGACGGTTCTTTGTAAGCGACCTCGCCTAACTGGGGTAAGTCGTTTAGCATCCTCAGCGATACCCCGAGCGGCTTCTCGGTTAGCAGCATTTATTTCGCGCTGTGGAGTCCCAATGATTTTTAAGGACTTATACAGCTCTTTAGTGCCGACAACTTTGATGCCGCCCGGAGATTGCATTTTACTAGGCTGAAGTCTTCTTGGTTAGACCGAAGTAGATTGGCGGAGTAGCAGCAGGAGTGTGAACATTGCTCTTGACAGTTAATTCAACCTGGAACTGTGACACATCGCCAGAAGTCAGGCTCATAGGTGGCAACTGGTCAAAAATTACTGTGCCAGTGTAGTGAGGCTCTGAAGTGGTTGGGGTTGCGTTGCCAGCAGGTGCAACTGTGAAAGCAACCTCAGTGCCGTAGTTAGCCCAAAGCAACTGGTAAAGCGAACCTGAGTCACCTGAAGTGATACCGGTTAGAGCTAGTTTCCATTCCTGACCGACCTGAACTTCGCAGAAAGTGCGAAGGTCACCTGAACGGTCACCAATGGTTAGTTCAACAACCTGAGCATCGCAAGCGTAATCAGTAGTGTTGATTTTGAAGATAATGTTTTTTGCAATAATGCGAGTTGAAGCAGCCATTGTTGGCAACCTTTCTAAAGTGTTATTCGCAGATCAACGGAGATTGAACTGGTTAGGTATTCGGCATTGTTTACAGCCCAAAGATACGGTTGACCAACTGACCCAAGTTTCGCGTATTGAGGCAAAGCTCCAATAACATCTTGGATTAGTTCGTCTAGTTTCTCTGAGG